GCGATTCGTGTCAACTCAGCCTTTCAGAAATTGTATGACGACAACAGGCGACGCGCCGAAAAAGACCAGCAGATGAAAGCCGCCCAACGAGCAATCGAAGAAGCGCAGCGTCTGTCCGACGAGATAAAAAGCAAGGAACTACAGGCACGCATCCGCGTCGAGCGGCAGGAAGCCACGTCCGATCGGCTTACAGCACCCCTTGTCCCGATCACAGCCGCGATCAGCACGCTGGCCGACCGCGTTGCACGGAACGTCAGATATGGCGGCATGAAGATTAGGACATCCGAACAACTGGAAAAACAAGCCCACGTCCAGCTAGCGGCAGCCAGTCAAGCGCAGTTGGTTCAGTTCATGCGGGGTACATCACCTTTCCTATTCGGCACGGGTGTGCGAGCGGCTGGCTTCCAGCGCGGCGGCAGCTTCATGGTTCCGGGCAGCGGCGGGGCCGATTCACAGCCGGTTTCGTTTATGGCTACACCGGGTGAACGGGTCAGCGTCACACGGCCCGGGCAAGCGGGCGGTGGTGTTCAGCAGACCATCATCGTGCAGGGGTCGATTGTGACCGAGCGCCAGTTGTCATCGATTGCCGTCCAAGCCATGCGTGATGCCACCCGCCTGAACCAGTCGGTGCTAAACGTGAACGCGGTGGTGGCCTGATGGCCGGAACCGGCATCACCTACGCCTTCGAGGTGGCCTGGGGCGGCTCGGTCGAGGGACTGTTTCGCATCGGCGTTTCAGAGGTCGGGGGAACGGACACCATCGGGGGTTGGCCTGCGGACAGCGCGTTTGAATCGGTCACCGATGACACCACGGCGTTCGCCGTTACGCGAGGCCGAAGCACCGACCTCGGCCAGCTAATGTCAGGGACAGCCACGATAAGACTGCGAGATCAGGCCGGACTGTATAACCCCGTCAACACCGATTCCGCGCTCTCGCCGAACGTGAAGCCCATGCGGGCCATACGGATCAAGGCCACCTATGATGCCACCGAATACGGGCTGTTCTATGGCTTCATCCAGTCGATTCACTCGCGGTCTGACCCCGACAGCCCCATCACCGAACTGCAATGTGCCGACCTGTTCTCGTGGCTCGCCTTACGCATCCCGACCATCGGCGCAACCGGATCGACCACCACGGGAGCCGCGATTGGCACGGTGTTGGACGAGATTGGCTGGCCCGGTTCCCTGCGGTCGCTTGGCACCGGCGACACGATTCCTGACTTCTCAGCCGATGGCACCAAGACAAGCCTGGAATTGATCCGCGAACTACTGGAATCCGAAATGGGCGCGTTCTATATCAACGGATCGGGGGTCGCCGTCTACGAAGATCGGAACGAACGCTTCAAAAGCACGACCGTGGACTCTACGATTGATGGCGCGTCCAACACCCTAATGGGCTTTGATTCGACCAACGACGCATCAACGATTTTCAACGCAGCAACGGTGACCCTCTCGGGCGGTTCCGAGCAAAGCGCAACGGACAACGACTCCATCTATACGTTCGGTCGGCGCGATATGGAATCCCTGACCACGACTTACCTGCCCGATGATGCCGCCGCACTGTCACGGGCCAAGCTGCGGGTGGTCCGATTTAAAGACCCAAAGACCCCGGCCTTCGCCAACCTGGAAAGCTCATCAAGCACAACGGCGGCGATGATGGCCCGCGAACTCAATGATCGGGTCACGGTCACCGAGCCGTTCGGCAATACTGACGCAAAGAAATATTTCATCGAGCAAGTGAACCACACGTCGGAAGCGCATCGGGGCGCACAGCGTCATCTAACGTCATGGCTGCTTTCCGAGGTTCCGACGAGTGGACCGTTTATCATCGGCCTGACCGGAATCGGGCAGGGGTACATAGGAGCGTAACGATGGCCGTAACTGAAAGCTGGACCGATCCCGATTCACTGGATCGCAGCACTGGGGACGTGCTGACCGAGGCGATCTGGGACAACACCGTATCGAACCTTGCCTATTTGGGCGGCCAGACCGCAACCGGCGTGATAGCTCCGCAGCGGATTGGGCTGCCGGTAGACAACAGCACGGGGGGCAGCCTCGCTGCGGGGACGTTGGTCTATGTGTCCGGCTACGATGCCGCAACGGGCGCACCGCAAATAACCAAGGCTGACGCGGATAGCCGACAGGCCGAATATATCCTGAACGCGGCCATTGCGAACGGGGCCGCCGGAGTCGCATATCGAGGCTATACGCTGGGTTCGCTGGACACGTCCGGCTCTAGCGTGGGCGATCCGATATATCTGTCATCCACTGCGGGTTCGTGGAGCGCCTCCGCCATGACCGGGGCTGCTCAGATATCCCAGAAGGTTGGGGTGGTGGTCACCAGTCACGCCAGCACCGGCTCGATCCAGTTCCTGCTGCCGGGCGAGATGCTCAAATGGGGCAGCGGCAACCTACAGTCGAAATCGGTAGCCGTCGCTGCACTAGCTGATGGGACGGATGGAGAGCTAATCACGTGGTCGGCCAGTGCGGTAGCTGCGACCGTCGCCGTGGGGACTGCCACGCACGTTCTCACCTCGAACGGCACAGGTGCTGCTCCAACATTTCAGGCCGCAGGCAGTGGCGGAAAAATCTCAGCGGTGGCGACATTGGGAGCCAAGACCGCCGCACAGACCTCGACCTCGACGAGCTATGTGGACATTTCCGATATGACCGCAACGCTAACAACGACGAAGGGAGGACTGGCAGTCTGGGCGTTCTGCACGGCAGATTGCAACGCAGCGAATGAAGAGGGGTTTATGTCGTTACAGTTAGACTCCGCGACCGAGGTGGGCGTCGTGAGCGCTGCACTTGGCTCGGGTTCTACTGACCAGAACTCGGTTCTAGCGACGGGATACTTCTGGACAAGCGTTTCGGACGCGAGCCACACGGTCGATGCACGGTTCAAGAAGGCGGGGCATACGGGCGGTACGTGGCGTGTCGATAGCGGGACGCTCATGATGATGGAATTCGACGACTAGGAGGTCGCATGGCTATCACAACAACCAACGACGTAAACGATGCACAGTTACAAGACGAGATGGCTGCGGCAGGTATTGACGTATCAGCCGGGATCGGAACGGAAGCGGATGGCGCGGTTTTGACCGTTTCGACCTATGACGCGAACGGCACGGCGGTTGACCTGCCCGAAGCGGCCCAGACCGTCGTAGACGCCCATACAGCCGTTCCGTACGTTGACCCGCGTATTGCTGTCATCGAAGGCATGGACAGCCTCAGTGACGCGGACAAGGCCGCCCTCGTTGGTCTGATCGTTGGATGAACGGCGCAGAGCGTGACGAACTGCGGGCGCTGACCAGGCAGCTTGCTGATTTCCAAGTTGAAGTGACCAAGGTGATCGTCCCGAGAGACGAGCTGGATCGGCGGGAGGGCAGCCTTCGGGATCGGATTGCTCGCTCCGAATCACGCGGTATCCGGCTGGCCGTATCACTGGGGGCGTTAAATGTTGCGGGATGGGCCAGTCTTTTGCTGATGCTGGCGGCGCGATGATTAAGTGCGACGAGTGCGGCAAAAGGATAGACACGGCGGGAAACGCCTACCGTCGCAACTGGTGTCGAAAGTCCTACGTAGACTCGCGACACGTCCAGTGGGCCTGTCCGGTCTGCAACGAGGCGGCCTACGTGCGATCACGGCAACGGCTAGGGCCGCGTAAGCGGTTCGCCATCCGCTAGCATGAGGCTCGTCTTGCCGTGTCCAGCGGATTCATTCTGGATCAGTCAGAAGTGGGGCGAGAACCCCGACATCTACGCTCGCTGGGGCTATGTAGACGGACATAATGGCTGGGACTTTGCTTATCCGGTAGGAACGCCGGTGTTCACGGTGGCCGATGGTCGCGTGACGACCGTGGGTTTTGACGAGCATGGCTATGGGCTGTGGGTGGAAGTCGCCCATGACTTTGGCCGCAGTCGCTACGCCCACGGCGTCCCAGGCACCGCAAGCGTGGCCGTCGGGGATGACATCACGGCTGGCACCCAACTCATGCAGGGCGGCACCAGTGGGTACTCCACCGGCCCGCATTTGCATCTAGAACTGCGAGTCAGTGACCAGCCGGAACGCTACGGCGTGGCATATCAGGCGACACGCTGGGGCAGCTTTTGCATCGACCCCGGACCTTTCATGCCAGCGCCAACAGGCGAGGGCGTTGCGATTGGAGATGACAACGTGGATGAACGGGTGAGCAAATTAGAAGCCGAGTTACGCCAGGAACGGGCGAGGGCTGATACCAATTACAACAAGTTCATCAAAAGCGGAAGCTCGCTGGGCTGGACCATCAGGGCGCTGAACCGTGCCGGTGACGGCGTGCTGCCAGAGGATCGCGAACGGTTGGCCGCTGAGAACGCAGAGTGGGCCGGGAAGATTTAGGCATATCGTCTACGCATTCAGGACCAAATCGCCCCTATGGGGCGTACCGTTGCTCTAGGAGGCAACCATGAAGATTCCACCGAGACTTCAATCAAGAAAACTCTGGGTAGCAGCCATTGGCCTGGTTGTGCAGGTGCTGGCGGT